TGGTTTAGTAATTCGCCCGCTGCTTGTACTGGCTATGGGAATCAAACAAAAACCTTTGTACCTCGTCTTGCGAAACTGCTTGACGGTGGCATCTCAATTACTGCGTTCTATGGCGTGCAAAGCGGTGTACTGAATATCAACGGAATCAAAGTGTATCCGAGTTTCAAACACCCTTATGGGCAAGATGTTATCGGTGCTCACGCTGTTTGGGATCAGGCAGACGCGGTTATCAGTTTGTTAGACATTTGGGTGGTGCAGTCTGAAAACATTCCGATGCCCTGGTTTCCGTGGTTTCCGGTGGATCACGAACCAATGCCGGCGAACGTGCTGGCATCGGCAAGGAAGGCAACCAAAGGAATTGTCATGAGCAAGTTTGGCAAGCGCATGGCAGAGCAGGCAGGGCTTGACGTGTTCTATGTGCCTCACGCGGTTGACACGAAGATATTCAAGCCGTTAGACCGTGAAGAAGCACGCAAACACCTCGAATGGCCGCAGGATAAATTCATCGTTGGAATGGTCGCAGCCAACAAGGGCAATCCCTCACGAAAAGCGTTCTACGAGCAGATCGCCGCATTTGCAGCCTTGCACGCCCAACACCCTGACACGATGATGTATCTGCATACAGACGCAGGTTTGAACGGCGGGGATGTTGTGAACCTGCCGAAATTCATCAACCGAATGGGGTTGAAACTTGGCGAAGACGTAATATTCTGCGATCCATACCATTACGGGATTGGATTTCCTGATGAGTACATGGTTGATGCTTACAACGGAATGGACGTGTTGACTAATGTGGCATTGGGCGAGGGGTTTGGTATTCCGATTCTCGAAGCGCAGGCTTGCGGAACACCGGTGATTGTTGGCGACTGGACTTCGATGAGCGAGTTATGTTTCGCAGGCTGGAAGATTGACAAGGCAGAGGCGCTGCCGGTCTATCACGATTACTTTGACGCGTTCCAATGGCAGGCAACCACAGCGGCAATCTATGACCGAATGGAGCAGGCATACGCAGCGAAGGGCGATTACGAATTGCGCAATCAGGCAAGACGAGGCGCATTACCTTACGATGCCGATGATGTGACAAGAAAGTATTGGAAGCCGGTGCTGAAAGAGATGGAGCAGATTATCAATGATAAGGGCTCTGTTAGTTTTGAGCAGGTGGTAAAAGCGTGAGCACACTTCAATATTCTGAAAAAGGACAGCGAATGAAACGTGCTATTGCCACATTCGGGGTAGGCAAGTGTGAACCGATGCTGAATATCGCGTTACCGTCATTCAAGGCGTTCGCAAAACGTCACGGATATGACTTGTTTGTTGCTGACAAAACAGGGATGGCGCGCCCGCCTGCTTGGTACAAAATCCCGATGTTGCAAACATTGCTGGCTGACTACGACGAAGTATTGTGGCTGGATTCTGACACGGTGATCGTGGACGGACGCGAGGATCTAAATGTACCACCTGAAGCGTGGCAAGCGGTAGTTATTCACAGGACGAACGAAGGCGAATCGCCGAATTTGGGCGTTTGGCTGGTTAGGAAAGCAATGTCGCCTTACCTGCAACAAGCGTGGGATTTGACGGAGTACATTCATCACAAATGGTGGGAAAATGCGGCGATTATAGATTTGATGGGATTTGACCCTGCTCATCCGGTTTGTCCTGCGATACCGAACGAATTGTTCTCTCATACCCACAGGCTCGAAAATTGGTGGAATTCTACGCAGGTAGACCAATGGGCGGTACATCCGGCGCGTATCAATCACATTGCGGCTTGTTATAGCAACAAAACCGAAGTAATGGCGGTTTGGGCACAAGATGCCCTGAAGTGGATGGAGGAATAATGGCACGAACAGGAATGCAAACACTAATTGACACGGTACGTGGGTTCGCCAACGCCGCACCCGACGAGTGGTCGGTCACAACTGATACCAGCCTGATTGAGTATTGGAGCGATGAAGAAATCCAGCGCGTGTTAGACCGGCACAAGGTCGAGCATATCCACGAACCACTTGAACCGGTCACCTCTTATTCAGGCGGTAGTGCGGTTGTGCTGCAATATCGGACAGGGATTGCCAACATCGAAGGCTCGACTGCTTTTAGCGTTGAAGACACTTCTGGCACGGTTGTACCGACAGCGATTGATTATGCTCGCGGTATTGTCACATTCTCGACAGACCAAAGCGGCAAGTCATTCTACTGGAGTGGATTCAGTTACGACCTTTACGCTGCTGCTGCTGACATATGGCGAATGAAAGCCTCTCACGTGGCAGGGCTGGTTGACTTCTCGACAGACGGGCACTCGATCAAGCGGAGTCAGCAGGCGCAACAATACTTGAATATGTCGCAATACTTCCAGAGTCGCAGCACAAGCGAGGGCGTGCAAACATCCAGAATTGTGAGGAACGACCTATGAGCATTGCGTTGACCGTAAAAGAGTTGGCTCAAATGCGGGCTGACATTGAAGACTTGATGCCTGATACCTGCGACATTTTGAGCGTGGCTTATACATCGGACGGCGAAGGTGGAATGGCTGAAACGTGGGGCACGGCTCTCGCAAATGTGAATTGCAGAATTGACTATCGTTCCGGTTCTGAAAAGATGACCGGCGGTGCGATTCAGTCTTATAGCAAGGCGGTATTGAGCTTGCCTTATACCACCGCAATCAGCACGAAGAACCGAATCCAGATTGGCGCTTACATCTGGTCGGTATTGAGCGTCAATGATAAGCAGAGTTGGGATGTGGTTAGGCGTGCTGAATTGGAGCGTGTGCAATGAGCATAAGCGTTAGTGTTGACACGAGCAAGCTGAACGCGCTGCTTGCCAAAGTGCCTGGGAATAAAAACGAGGCGGTTAATTCAGCGGCTTCTTATGTTTTAGGCGAGGCAAGAAAGCTTGCACCTTATCGCACGGGTGGTTTGAAAAGAAACAGTGGGCTTACGCCGAATGCCGGATTTATAAACGTTGAATTTTGGCAACCATATGGCGGTTATGTGGAATTGGGTACTTGGAAAATGGCTGCAAGACCGTTTCTCACACCGTCGGTCGCAAAGGGAGAATCCAGGCTGATTCAATTACTGAAAGAGGGGCTGCTGAAATGACCTCACCTTACAACGCGCTCAACGCGGCAATTTATACGAAATTATCAGGCGGCACGACGCTCACAGGCGCATTGGGCGGAACGTGCATTTATCACGGGGTTGCGCCGGAAGGGGCTGCCTTGCCTTACGTGGTTTGGAGTTACGCGGCTGGCGGCGCTGACAATTTCACACCGCGTGAGAGCGTGCAGGAAGTTGTGTATGTCAGGGCTTATGCCGATGATGCAAAGGAAGCGGCTCAACTTGACGCGCATATCAACAACCTGCTATCAGGAACTTTATCCGTGACCGGCTGGAACAACTTTTGGCTGGCACGTGAAGAAGACTTTTTACTGCCAGAAATCGACGAGGCAGGAAAGCATACGTGGGCTTGCGGTGCTTATTACCGCGTACGTATGGATAAATCATAAAAGCTATAGGAGAACAAAATGGCTGAAATTACTGGAAAAAACTTAGTTGCAACTTGGGCATATAGCGGTGGTACGGTGAACTTGAATACTGACTTCCGCACGCTCTCGATCAACCCGAACATCGACCTGGCTGAAACCACTGCCGGTGCTGATACCGACAAAACCTACATTCCGACAATCAAGGATGCTACGATCGAGTGGTCAGGCTTGTACCAGTCGGCAGGCACGGCACTTGTTAGTGCGCTTGAAGCCGGAACAGGCGGCACACTGACTGTCTATCCCGAAGGTACTGCATCTGGCAAGCAGAAGGATATTTATCCAGCCATCGCTATGGGCGCGAAGATCAACGTCCCTTACGCCGATGTGGTTGAGATTTCCTGCACCTTCCAGAAGAACGGTCCAAAGGCATAGCACATGGTCACACTATCTAACGGACGAGAGATCGAGTACGACTGGAGCGCGATCTCACAAAAAGAATGGCGTGTGCTCATTGACAAGGAAACCGACCCTGATACCAACGACATTATCGTTGGCAAACTGGTAGGAATGAGCGCGGACGAGTTAGGGGATCTGAATCCGATTGATTACCGCAAAATTGCAATCGGCATTTGGGAATCGTTCAAAAAAGAAGCCGACCTCAACGATTCAAAAAACTAAGTGGGCGCGTCTACATGGCAGCCGTCAAGAAAGAGGGCTTGCCGTGGGAGTTTTGGCGGTGGGAACTCGTGAAAGAAACAGGGTGGACGCTTGAGTATGTAGACGCGCTCTCGGTTGCCGATATGAACGAGTGGCTGCAA